GCACACGACAGCAGCATCTCTTCGCACTTCGCCAGCTTCAGCTTCGATTCACCCATCGGGTGACCCCCTCTATCGACTCAAAACCCATAGCCTGCCTGATGAGTAGACGCTAGATATTTGAACGGTCAAAAGCGCGATATTTGCGGGAAGAGGCGAAACGAGGCGGGGTTTAGCGGGAAGGGAAATGCAAGCGAGTTGCACGGGGTGAAAGCTGGTGAGGACGGTGAATCAGCCCCCGGCTGCGTGCAGCAAATACTCCTGGATCGTCTCAATCACTACCTGCTTCGCTTCAGGTGCCAGATTCCCGGCTTGGTCGATCGGCAGGAAGGGCCGCGCAGGGATATCACCCCACAGATGGGGGAATTCACTCTTCTTGCCGCCGAACTGCTGGATGGCGGCATAAATGGCCGAGCTGCCGACGGTCAGCTCGTTGCCGGCCACGTTGTGAAACAGCGATGAGCCGGAGAGGAACTTGCCTTCGCCGATCAGCGGCCGCTTGCCCGCAATCAGGCGCTCAGCAGCCTTCCCGAGACTGCCGTCTTTCTTGAAATAGCCTCTCTTGTTGCCTACACGCCCTTGCTTCACCTTGCGAGTAGCGATATCCGTGAATGACGCGAAGCGGCCAGACCTATTGGCCAGCATAGCGGCAATGGTCGATGGCTTATTGGGCGCCCAGCGCCGTCCCCAGGGGTCGGTGCTGGTCTCAAAGGTCTTGCGGGACTGGCGATAGAGCAGCTCGCCAATGGCCTTGAGCGCCGGCTCTGGGCGCAGCGCGGATTGCCTAAGCCGGTTAAGGGCGGAGATGACTTCGCTGTCTTTGACTTCGATCGTGAAGGCAGTCATGGGCGAACTCCCTAATGGTCTGCTGAAACAAAAAAGCCCGCACGATAGCGGGCTGCATGTGAAAAGTCGGCGCTGGCGTTACGGCGAAGAGTCCGGCGGGCAGCCAGCGGCGATCCAGTCATCAAGCCAATCCTGATCTTCAGGCGTTGCGCAGACACCAGACGACTCAACGAGGCGAGCATCATTTGCCGGAATAATCAGGGTAGGTGGCGCGGTATCGGTTGCGGATGATTTCGGCAACCCTTCTGGCGGTATCCCTTGGCGAGGGGTTGTTACATGCCTCGCTCCAGCATTCGGCGATAAATTCATCAATTGGATTTCCTTTGTGTGCAGCATACCCTGACACCGTGGTTTTCATTCCTTTGGCGATTGCTTCTTTATGGGCCAGAATCACCTCGCTGTCAAGGTGAATGCTCAGAAGGTTATCTAACTGGTGCCCGATTTCATGGTCGAGCGTGGCTCGGACTGTGTTACATCCAGGGGGGAACCAACCCTCGGCCACTGCCTGATCTAGGTGCCGATTAAGATCGGCTGGTTTAGCGCCCCACCTGGCGTTGATCGTAACCCCTTTGACGAGAGGGTTGGTTTTCTGAGATACCGCCACGACCTCCTTGTCCACCTTTGGCTTTGGCGTATGTCGTATTGCGGCCGGCCTGAAGTCGTAATCTGCGGGCATGTTTGGATTTGCCGCGCGCAGCCTCGGGATATATTTCTCGACAGTATCGGCAAACCAATAGGCGTTTCGCGCCTGAGTGCTACCGGTGAACCTCTGGTTCTTCCGTAACTCAGGGAACTCTCGCAGGCTATCGAACAGACCCTTGTTCCAGGCATTCGCCACTTCTGGCTTGATGCCGGTGTAGTCGGCATAGTCGGCCAGGTTGTTTTTGACTGCCCATTCCGCGCACGCCTTGGCGGTTTTCTGCTCGACGAATTGCGCGACCGGCGATTTCGGCAGTCTGGCAACATCCTTCAGTAACGCATCGCCTAGCGACTCAGGCAACTTCGCCGCCTTCTCCGCCGCAAACCGCTGCAGCTCCTCCGCCCGGCTGGCGCCGGGCGCATAAGCCCAGCCCTTGTCGATGCCAACCGGCGCACCGGTGCGGTGGTTGAGAGCATCCCAGCCGGCCGGCGGTTCGGTCTTGCCAGCGGCTTGCGCCCTGGCGTAATCCTTCCTGGTCGCGGCCGACAGGTAGCAGCGACAGCCCCAGCCATTGGGCGTGGCATGCGTCCGCCAAAACGGATGATCTTTCGGCAGAGTGAGGCCATTCCAGGCCAGATGATGCGGGCGCGGGTGCATCACGCCGTCGGCGTGGTGGTAGGTGATGTAGGGCATGATCTCAGCCAGATCTGGATCATTGATCTGTGCCCAGCGCCCGGCGGCGTGGCTGGTGGTCATGTTGGTCTGATAGATCACCCGCGTGCGCCAGGCTTCGCCGGCCGGGGTGCCCTCGCCGGTCCAGCCGGTCCAACCGAGCTTGGCGACGATGGCCTTAAAGTCGCGCCGGAAATCATCAATGCCGCGCCCCTCGCTGGCGGCCTTGATTACGGCCGCGTGCAGATCGGCCAGCAGATCGGCCTTGACGGCTCCGGCGACGACGAAGCTGGTGTCGTGCTGGCCGTGCCGAATGTCGCGCCAGGTGGCGGTCGGCAGATCAAGCTTGCGCTTGAGGAATTCGACCTGAAGATCGAAGGGGGTGGCGAACGCGGCCTTCATGGCGAGTTACTCGCCCTTGGCTTGGGAAGTTTCGCGGCGCACCTCGGCGCGGCCTTGCAGATCGGCAGCGGTCAGCGCCTGACGCATGACATCGGTCATATCGGCCGATTCCAACTCCGGGTAGGCGGCCAGCAACATACTGGCGAACTCCTCAAGGGAACTGGCGGCATCAAGCATGCTGCTGATCTGCGTTAGCCAGCCATCAATGACCGGCTGGGCAACGGTGGCCAGTTGGTCGGCCGCCAGAACCGCCCAGGGCTGAGCGGTGTCAGGCACAGCACTCAACGCCGCCAGCGCGGCCGGCGGCGTCTTGTTGGTGCTGGTGTCGGATGGCGTGCCGCCCAGCGTCGCCTCGCCATCGGCCGGTACCGGAATCCGCAGCTTCTCATGCACCCACTTGACCGGGATGCTCTTCATGCCGGCCTTGGTCAGCTTCTCGATGCCGTCCGCCAGCATGGTAATGTCTTCCGCTTCACCCGTATCGAACACCAGGCGCGGGCAGCGTTGCAGGCTGTCGATACCGCGATTGAGCGCGAGCATCGAGTAAATCAGGTCGCGCGTGATGGTGCCGGCGATCTGCTTGGCGTCGGCGTTGCGGATGTCATTGCGCACTTCGCCATGTAGATCGGCATTGCCCGAGCCAAGGCCAGATGACTTGGATTCCGCGCTCATGGTCTGGCCGAGGATGGCCTTGCTCTGCGCCCGGTCGGCCCAATCAACCATCGCCAGGTGCGGCGTGCCGCTGCCGTCGGCGGTGACCTTGTTGATCTCCAACTGCATGTCGGCCGGCATGATGGCGCGGGCATCGTGGCCCAGCGCCGTGACGGCACGCATCAGGCTCGACTTTTCATCCGCGCTGGCGCCCTGGTAGTACTTGCCGAGGACGATGGGCAGGCCGTAAATCTCCAGGAATTCGGCAAAGTCGGCGAGGCTGTAGGCTTTGTAAAGGAAGGGCCACACCAGGGCGCGATGCAGGCCCATGCGCCCCTGGTAGCCGGTCTTGGCCTTGCCGTGGGTATGCAGCACCCAACCGAAGGGCGCGAGCGCAGCGCCCTCGGCGCTGGCGTCGGACAGGCGCAATTCGCGGCGCAGGCGATCGAGGCGAAACCATTCCTGCGGACGCGGGTGGAAGGCCGGCAGCCATTCGCCGCCCCACTCCTTCCACTCCAGTTCGACGAGTGAGAAGCCGTGGCCTACGCCATCCATCAGCGCGAGGATCAAGTCCTCGATCGGATCGACGGCATCGGCCAGCACTTCCTTGATCCACTCGGCGTCGGCTTTTTCCTTGGCGCTGGCGTTGCGCGGCGGCACAATGTCCCAATCCAGCTCCATCACCGCCAGCTTGCGCTTGTTGATTTCGCACAGCATATGCGTGTCGCGCTCTTCCATGTCGGCGAACAGACGGTGCTGGCCGAGCAGATCGCCGTCGTCGGCCTGCTTGAGGATGCGCGCCAGCTTGCCCGGCGTGAGGCCGGCGAGCATGGGGGTGAGGTATTGATTCTCAAGCTGCGCGATGCGGCTGGTCTGCGGTTCTTTCAGCACCGCCGCGTCGATGGGCTTGCCGTACTGGTCGAGAATTTTCATGGTCAGAACATCCTGCGGTTGGTGTCGCTGTAGTCGTCATCGCTATGGTCGGTCATCGTGTTGCCGGCGTCGGCAGGACGATGGCGCGGCATGGCTACGTAGCCATCGCAGACCGCAATGCCTTCCGCCCGGCTGGCGGCATAGGCGAGCAGGTAGGCCACGCCAGCATCGCCGTGACGCTGCGCGCCATCCTGCCCCTTGGTACGAGCGTCGGGCAGCAGCGGAATACCCTTCACCACCTGGAAGGCGCGCAGATCGTCGAGATGGTCGGCATCGCGAATCAGCTCTGCCGTGCCGTCTTCGATGGCCGCCTTGAATGGTGCGGTGTTGTCGCGATACCAGGCTTGCGAAAGCATGACGGCCTCGACACGCGCTTCGCCCCATTTCTGCACGGCTTTCTCGGCGAGGTACTGACCGTTGCCGCGCGCGTCGAGCTTGACGGCAAGCATGCGCGGCAGGCGGTCGCCGATGAAATACAGCACCTCGCGCTGCTGGTCGAATGGGCACTGCGACAACTCGATGCCGAAGGGGAAGCGGCGGCGCAGCTGCTTGGTAATCTGGAACGGCAGCAGCACGGATAAGTCGCCGGTGCGGCCGAAGTCCATGCCGAAACCGGAACGCAGCTCGGGATCGAGCGCGCGCAGTAATGGCGCTATGTCGCGCTCTAACCATTCGCGCATTTCAGCGGTGCGCAGGTGTTCCGGCCAGGTGGTGAAGTCTTTGGCCGGCGGCTTCCAGCGCAGCACCGGCGCGTCGTGCATGCGCGCCTCGATCAGCGCGCGCGACAGCCAGGCGCCGCCGCTGTTGCTCGGCACGCAATCCAGTTCTTCCTCGGCGTCGGCGCCGTATTGGTCGTAGATACCCTTAATCCAGGCGGCTTTGTCGGAGGCGGACGGCGCCTTGCCGGTGCGCAGGCAGACGCGCTCGTAGAGGCCCTCTTCCACGGCCTCCATGAACGTCACACGGTGCGGCGAATAGGGCTTCTTTCCGGCGCGGATATCCAGGCACAGCGCGTTGAACTGGTTCTCGACGCCGTTGTGAGTGGAGATGACGTGCACCTCACCGCCCCAGATCAGTAACGCCAGCGCCGCCTTGAGCAGTTCCTTCTGGTCGGTATGAAAGCCGAACTCGTCGAGGATGACGCGGCCTTGCTTGCCGCGCAGGTTGCGCGGCGCCGACGACAGCGCCTCGATGCGCCAGCCGGAGGCGAAGCGCAGGGTATAGACGAAGATCGACTTGCGTTCCTCGCCCTCGAACCACACCTCCTCGGTCTCGGCGATCTCGCCGGCCGCGAGCGAATACGCCTTGGCGAACTCGGCACAGTCCTTGATGAACTCCTGCGCCATTTCCTTCATGTAGCCGATGTAGAAGGCGTTCATGCCGGACTGGCTGGCCGCCAGCAGCGCGGTATCGGCCGCCTCGCCCCAGGAGAGGCCGATCCGGCGGCTTTTCTCGATCACCTTGACCTGGGCGCGATCCGCCGCCCAGCGCTGCTGGTAGGGCAGCAGCGCCATCGGCGTACGGGCTTCGGGAGAACCCCCGTTGATCATCTGGCAATACCCAGAATCTTCTGCCGAATCTGATCGGCAGCATCATCAGAAAGGCCGCCAGACTTGGCTATGGCCGTCACTGCATCGGCAGCGGCCGCAGCCTTGGCGCGCACTTCTGTCTGCCACTTTTTCTGCGTTACCGTGGTGCGCCCAAGGTCGGCCACGGCACGGGCAATCTTTGGTAGATCAAACTTGCCGTCGCTGGAATTCAGCAGATTGAACAGTTGTTCCTGCACCATCAGCATCAGCGCTTCGCTGACGGCACCTTCGTCATCGCCAGTCACCGTCACAATCGCCTTGGCCTGTTCACTGGCCAGCTTAAGCGTGGCCAGCTTCTGCTCGAAGGCGCTGCCATATCGGTGGATGCTGCTTTTGCCAATGTCGAAGCCGCGCTTCTTCAGTTCGGCTTCGAGCTGCTCGTAGCCGCTGAAGTTGCCTTCCACCAGGGCGACGTCAAGCCATTCCTTGACGGCCTTTGGCAGCGCGTCGATTTTCGAGCGCTTGCCCATGTCAGCCCCAATACTTCGTGGGCCGAGCAATGCCAGGATCGCAATCGACCGTGTATTCGGCGACATCCACACCGTAACGCGTCAGGTCGGAAAACCAGCGGCCGGACGGTTCCTTGCGCAACTCGACCAGCTTGCGGTCGGCAAGATAATCCAGTTCGCGGCGCAACTCCAGCGGCGTGGCATCCGGGTAGGTACTGCGAATCACCGACAGCACCAACTCCTCGTAGGCCCCCAACGGCCTGGCGTTGTTGAGCGTGAGCAATATTTGCCAGCGTATATCCTCGCGCCGCACCTTCTGCATATCAACCATGGCCTACCCCCTTTAGTTGCGCCACTTCCAGCTTGTTGTAGAGGGCGTCGAGCTTGGCCTCGATCACCGTTTGGCCGCGCACGTAGTCTTCGCGTCGGACGTAGTGAATGGGCAGTTCGGCGCGCCATTCGAGAAAATCTCGCTCGAGCTTTTCCACCTTTCCGGTTGTGCCCTGGAGCAATTCACGCAGCATCTTGGCACCCTCTTCGCGGGCTTTCTCCTGCGCGGAAAATTTCTCGCCGAGCTGCATATCGAAACGGTCCAGCAGCAGCTTTCCAGCCGCCCCGGCAAACGCAAAAAACGCCAGCAACAACAGCACCACTTGCCAAAAATCGAGCTGTACAGTCATTTATTTCCCCGCAATATGTCAGTCATTGGGCGGCCCCGGTGCCGGTCTCGTAGCGGCGGATGTCGCGGATGCGTTCTTGGGCGCGGCGGTAATAGTCGGCGACAACTGCGATCCATCCGGCGACGTCGGTATCGGTGGCAACGTCTTCGCCCTCGACCTCGGGATTGGCGGCAGGTCGGGCAGATCCTCCAGGTAGCGCGCCGGAAGAATCTGGCGCTCGCAGGCCGGTGGAATGATCAAGCACCCGGAGAGCAGCGCCGCCAAGACAAGAGCGGCCGATAGTCGCAGTTTTGAGGGCATGCTGTGTCTCCTGTAGTTTGGCGGTGAGTACGCGATCGCGCGCGGCGGAATCTTTGTCGATCAGGTCGCCGCGCTGGCGCAGCACCTCGGCGGCAGCGGCCCAGCCTTCGACCAGCTTGTTGCGCTCGGTCACGCGCTCCAGATCGCAGGCGGTATTTGCTCGGCTGTGGCCATCCCATTCGCCCAACAGCGCGCCGCCGGAAAAGGCCAAGACAACGGCAAGGATCACGTAGGGGTGATTCATAAGCAACTCACACCCGGTCCCCAATGTGCGTAAAACGGCTGGTGCTTAATCAAGATGCGTTGCGGATAGCCGAGGGACTCGGCGCAATGCACATGCGATCGCGACGCCCGGCCGCATTGCGCATCAATCGCGCCCCTATCGAGCGAGGGGGCGGCCAGGCGTGCCTCTTTGAGCCAATGGCCCAGGCCGCCGTTGTAGGCGCGCAGCGCGCCCCACCAGCGGTCACAATCGGTTGTCCCCTTGACGCGGTCGTAGAGCCAGCGGTCATATACCGCCAGCGCGCGCAATGCCCAGACGGGATTGCCGGTGTCGGCACCGGCCAGCGCGGCATCCATGCCGCCGATCCATTCGGCCGTAGCCGGCGTGAATTGCGCTAGGCCGTGAGCGTAGGGGCTGCGAGCGTCGGGCCGCCAGGCGGATTCCTGATGCACTTGTGCTGCCATTGCCGCGACCGGCGCATCAAGCCCGAAGGCGAGGCGTGCAGAGCGAATCAGGTCGCCGCGGTATTTGAGCGCGGCGCGTGGCACCATTTTCGTGGCGCCGGGAAATTGATCGTTGGCCTGCGCGGCGGGGATCATGGCATAGATGACAAACATGAACACCGCGAAAATCAGCGCCGCCACCAGTTCTTCACCCAACTTCGGCGTCAGACGCATGCTCAAGCCCCCAGGCTGACGCCGACGATGCAGGCGGCGACGAGGATCGCCCGGCGCAGGTAGGCGGCTTCGACCTCGAAGCCGCGGCGGATCATGCGCAGCTTGTCGGGTCTGGCGTAGGGAAACAGCCCGCGATCCACCCAGTAGCCGACCACGGCGGCGAGGGAGACGAGCGACAGCTTGTAGAGCGTGACGCTGAGCTGATGCGGAGCGATGAGGGCGATGATGGCCGTCAGGGCGACAGCGATCAGCAACCAGTCAAGCATGCGGTATTTCACGACAACGATCAGCAACCAGTCAGGAATGCGGTATTTCATGGGCGAGGCTCCGGTTTGGGTTGAAACGCGATGCGCTTATCCAAGCCGTTCCAGCGAACCATGAAGCATTCGGTTGTGGCGTCGACCATGCGCCCGATAACGCCGCCGCGTTTTTCGCGCTCCAGATCTTCGTGCGGCTTGCAGTAGCCATAGCGCACGTCGTGCGCCGGTTCATGCCGTGCCGGCTCGAACATGGCGCACGCGCCGCAGAGGGGTTTGTCTTCGTTGGAGAACATGCGCGGCAGTTTCGCGCGCGCGTGGGAATGGATACCGCTGACAAGTGTCAGCGAACGCCGCTACAGCAGTGGTAGCTGGTACAACATGCCAACCGTCGGCGCGGCCGTGGTGGTGGCGGTGTTGTGGGATAGCGCGCGCCAGACGGTGCGCTCGGTCAAACGCCAGGTGCGCGCCGTCAGCGCTACGGCACGGCGAGAGCTCATCTTGCGTTCCAGATCGCGCACCTCGTCGCGCATGCGGCGATTGCGCTCGGCGCTTGCCAGCGCCTTGCAGGCCGGCAGGTAGAGCGGTTGGCCGCCATACGCCTGGTGCATGCGCTGCGCGGCCGCGCCGCCGATCATCTGCTCGATTTCCGGCCACGGCTCAAGAACCATGCGCTTGGGTAGATCCAGCGTGCGCCCGCCGAAGGCCTCCACCAGCTTGAGCGCGCCTGGCCAGCCGATCACCGTTGCCAGTTGCGCGACAGAAGGCGGCAGCAGCGCGGCATCGAGCGGCTCAGACATCGTTAGAAGGCTCCACCAAATCCACAGTGGCCGCCAGAATCATCACTGCATCCATGCCGTCCACCATCCGCGCCATGCGAATGCCAGCCGCCATCGTGTCGCACTTCTCTTGCGTTGCGCAGGCCGTCACCACCTCGCCCCAATCACGCATCCGCTCGCCGTACTTGGCTCCGAGAAGCCGCTTTGCGGTGTCTCGGCATTCGTAAAGTTTCGCCGCCATCTGCACTGCGTTCATGGTCACCACCTTCTAGCCCGTCAATCAAGCGGGACGGCTTCGACGCCCCTTATTTCTGTGTTGGGCACCGCGATTTGCTCATCGCTCCACAGCGCATCGTCGCTTGCGTTGAAGAGCCAGAAGCCATCAAGGTCATCGTCTTCGTCGCCGTCGCTTATCGAGTCGAGCGTGTACATCAACCCTCCCGGTTCGCCGCCGTTGAAAACGCGCACTGGCTGGAGTGCCCAGCTTCCCGGAAGCTCGTACCAATACCACCCCGGTGCAGTCGGCCTGATGGTTGTCATTTGCATGATTCGTCTCCTTGTTCAAAAGTCGGTGCTGACGGGACGGCGTTGCCCAACCCGTCAGTCGAGCCGACCTGCGCGAAAAGCCGCGCAGTCGGCTCACTTTTTGCGTTGGAGGGCTTGTAACCGCCCTCGGATATTTTTCGCTTTGTTGCAAACAATCCTTGACTATCGTGATTATCATGATATACTGCAATCACGGTAACAAAACAACCAAGGAGCCAAAAATGAACACACGCGAAACCATCAAAGCAACCTGCCTCGAAATCCTGAACGGAACAAAAAAAGGCGATATGCAGGCTGCAGAAATTACTTATGGCCATCTTGTGTGGCTTGACACAAGAGACCTCTTGCTCGGCAAAACATCGGATGCCGATGCAAACGCCGAAGTGGTTGCGCTCATCAAGGCCGCGAAGGCGGCAGCATGAGCGCCCGTCCATGCGCAGCGTGCGGGGCTGACAATGCCTGCAACCAACTCGGGGGCGTGCTAGTGTGCGCCACATGCCGCCCGATTGTCCTTGAGCGAGTAGAGGCAGCCCGCGCTGCTGGTAAGACGGCAGACGCGGCGAAAGAAGCTCTGGCTCTGCTCCGTGAGTCGGCGACGACATACCTGCTGCGCGACATCCCGCAAGACCTGTGGATGCAGGCCAAGCACGCGAGCGTTGATCGCGGCGTGAGCCTGCGCGACCTCCTGCTGTCTGGGTTGCGCAAAGAGCTTGCTGCGTCACAGCCCTAGCCCTCCAACCCGTCAGTCGAGGAGGGACCGCGCGAAGAGCCGCGCGCCCCCTCACTTCTGTCGTTCGGCGTCTTCTTGGCATCGATCAGCAGCAGGCACTTCTTGCACGTCACGGCCTCGTCTCTGTTGGTCCAAGATGCCCGGCCAAGATCAGCCTGAGTTTCCATCAGCTTACACATCTTCAACTGAGGTTTTTAGGTTGATCGCACTTTCATCGATTGACGCAATCGATGCCATGCGAGGATTGGTGCATTGGAAGTTGAGCGGAAACTGATGATGCAGACGAGCTTTTCGGAACTTGAGTACGCTGCCAAGAAGAAGGTGACGAGGCGGGATCGATTTCTGGGCGAGATCGAAGCGGTGACGCCTTGGTCTGCGCTGGAGGAGGAGATTGAGCCGTTCTATCCGAAGGGCGAAGGTCGCCGTGGCCGTCCGCCGGTTGGTTTGGGACGCATGCTGCGCATGTATATTTCCCAGCAGTGCACGGCCTATGGGGATTAGACCTGAGCCGCTGCTTCTGAGATGGCCGACGATTGGGGCATTGATCTGACAGCATCCCCGAGAGCGACACCGTCAGCGGTGCCCGGCGCTACGGGTACAAGTGCCAGAGACAGCGAAATCAACCGATATGGAGTCATGCGGCAACAGGGGGTACTCGGCATGGGTGGTGCGGAAGCCGACGCAATAGCATGGTGGTGGAGCATGAAGGTAAGCATCATGGCGGTGCTCGAATCGGCTGCTGGCGCATCACGATCTCGACGACGCGCATGGTGGTGCCACAGCAGCGGCACACGAAAGTCGGCGCTGGCGTGACGGCAATTTCATCGTTGGCCGGTTCAGGCTGGGGTACGTTGAGCAAGGCACGCACCTTGGCCAGATTCTCGCGTCGCCCGGCATTGGCCAGTAAGCCGCAGTGGCGGATGCGATGAAACCCGCCCGGCAGCACATGTAACAGGAAGCGGCGCATGAACTCTTCTGGCGCGAGCGTCATCGTCTTGTGCCGGGTACTTCCCTTGGCCCCGTAGTCCTTCCAGCGGAAGGACACGCCCTCATCGTTCATCGCCACCAGTCGCCGGTTCGAGATCGCCACCCGGTGGGTGTATCGGGAGAGGTAGGCCAGCACGGCCTCGGGACCCGCGAACGGACGCTTGGCATACACCACCCACTCGCAGGCCCGTAGCAGGTCGGCCTGTCGGGCTTCCAGCCAATGTTGCGCGGCACGCGCCTGACACTTCGGACAGTGCTGGTTGCGACAGGAGTTGTAGCTGATCTCCTGATGGTCACAGGCGTCGCAGCGCAAAGCATGTCCGCCCAGCGCCGCCGTGCGGCACTGTTCGATGGCCGACATGACCTTGAGCTGGCCGAGGCTCAGGTGTCCTGCCTGCTGCTTGCGCCACGCAGGACCGTGGGTACGGAAGATGTCGGCGACCTCTAGGGTGGGACGCTCCATGACGATGCTACGCGGAGTTCAGCTTCTCCAGCGGGCTGACGACTTCGCGCAGGATGTCGGTGGCGACCTGGGCGTACAGGGCGGTTGTTTCCAGCTTCTTGTGACCGAGCAGCACCTGGATCAGGCGGATGCTCCAGCAGGTGGGTGGCGAAGGCATGGCGCAGGGAGTGCATCGAGATACGTTTCTCGATCCCAGCTTCATCTGCAGCGGCATGGATGGCACGATTGAGTTGCCGCGTACTCAGCGGCTCAACCGGGTTCAGGCCCGGAAACAGCCAGCCGTCTTCGAGCATCTTGCCTTGGGCTCGGGCGACGCGCCACCAGACGCGCAGGCGTTCCAGCAGCAACGGTGACAGCATCGCGTAGCGATCCTTCTGACCCTTGCCTTGTTCAACCCGCAGGGTCATGCGCTGGCTGTCAATGTCACCGACCTTCAGGTGGACCACTTCATTGACGCGCAGTCCGGTCGCGTAAGCCAGTGCCAGCGCAGTCTGGTGCTTCAGGTTGCCGGCGGCGGCAATCAGCCGTTTCACCTCATCGGGACTCAGGATCTCTGGCAGCTTGTGCGGCAGATGCACCGGTCTCATCTTGGCCATCTCCTCGGGTCGGTCCAGCGTGATGCTGAAGAAGAACTTCAGCCCGCAGATCGCGGAGTTCAGCGATGCCGGCGAAACACCGTGGTCAACGAGATGCAACTGGTAGTTGCGAAGTTCCTCGACGCTGGCGGTGTCCGGAGATCGCCCGAGGTACTTGGCAAATTGCCGTACCGCGCGCACGTAGTGGTACTGCGTCTTCTCGCCAAACTTGCGCATCCGCATGTCCTTGATCATGCGCTGGCGCAACGGACTGATGCTCGGCTTCTGAGTTTCCATGGCTTGCTCCTGTCAGAAATCGAGGCGGGATTGCCTCATTTCCAACATCGGCACTTGTATGCCGTTGCAAACCTCCTACCTTCAAGAACATCCGACTACGGTCGCGTACCACCCCTACCACGCGAGCGGTTTAGTCCACGGCTTAGAAACGGCGAATTTTGGTGATGGACGCACGAATTCCTCGGTTTCCTGTTACTGCGGACGCAATACGGCCATGCGTTTCAAACTCCAAGCCAAGCACACCAACGTCCATTCGGTCTGGACATCATCCAGAGCGTGCATCAGAAACTGCCGGAATCCCATCACCGACTTGATGATGCCAAACACCGGCTCGACGGTCTATTCGCGCAGCGCATAGAGCGCACGCCCCGCGATTGAGCCCCTAGTGGGTACGGCATGCCTAGCCCGATCAATCTTTACCCACCACCAGAATGCCGCGCTGACGCAACAAGCCCAACACCTGCGCCACACAGTCTTCCAGCGCCTGCCCGCCGGTATCCACCACCAGCTCGGGTTTCACGGGCGGCTCGTAGGGGGAAGAAATGCCTGTGAACTCCTTGACCTCACCCGCCCGGGCGCGGGCGTAAAGCCCTTTCACATCGCGCGATTCACACACCTCCAGCGGCGTGGCACAATAAATCTCGATAAAGTCGCCATGCGGAAACAGGCTGCGCGCCCGTTCCCGGTCTTCGCGAAATGGCGAGATGAACGCCGTCATGGCAATCACCCCGGCCTCGGTTATCAGCTTCGCGGTTTCGGCAATGCGGCGGATGTTTTCCCGGCGATCCTCAATGGAAAACCCTAGATCGCGGCACAAGCCATGGCGCACGTTATCGCCATCCAGCACAAAAGTGCGGCAACCGGCCTGATGCAATTCCTCCTCCACCGCATGGGCCAAGGTGCTCTTGCCGGAGCCGGACAAGCCGGTGAACCACACCACGGAGGAACGATGACCATTCTGCACGGCACGTCTCTCGCGGGTGATCGTGGCGTGGTGCCAGAAGGTATTACTGCTACTGATTGGGGACATCATGATCTCCTAATAAGAGTCGGCGCTGGCGGTACGGCACAGGTTTACCCCACCAGCCGTCTCACCCGCCGCAACACCTCGGCCACCAACTCCTCTGCGCGTTCTGCTGTTGCCGCCTCGGCATAACTGCGCAACTCCGGCGCATTGCCGCTGGGGCGCAGATGCACAATCTCGCCATCGGCGCAGCTCATGCGCAGGCCATCGGTCTGGTCGATTTGCACAATCTCGCCGCACAGGTCAGACAACAGCGCCGCCCGTTCCGCCGCCTCCTCTGCCAAGGCTTCCAAAAGGGCTTGGCTGGTCGCAGTGGGGAAATCCTGAATCCGGTCGCTGGCGGTAAAGCGTGCCGGCAAATCGGCCACCTGATGCGACAGCGGTTCGCCGCGTTCCGCTGCCAGCGCCAGCAGAGCCAGCATCGGCAACACGGCATCGCGTGTCGGCAAGGGGTCCAGCCGGCGCCCTTGGCGTTCCACCGCGTCGCCCAGCAAAAAACCGCCATTTGCCTCGAAACCCACCACGCCACGTTCGCCTGCCGCCAGCTCTGCTTCCATCGCCGCAATCACATACGGCGAGCCGATGCGCGTGCGCAGTACCTGCGAAAACGCACCACACACCTCGATAGCCGTATTGCAGCTCACCGGCGTCGCCACCACCTGTGCCCCGAGATAGCGGGCGCACAGCAAACCGACGATATCGCCGCGCAACCACTGTCCGCGCTCGTCGGCAATCAGCGGCCGGTCGGCATCGCCATCGGTGGACAAAATCGCATCCAGCCGATGTTCCGCCGCCCAGGCCGTCGCCATCGCCTGATCCGCCGCGCTCACTGCCTCGGTATCCACCGGCACAAAGGCATCCGTCCGCCCCAGCGATACCACCGTAGCGCCCAAATCGCGCAACAACTCACCCAGGGCATCGCGCGCAACACCGGAATGCTCATACACCCCAATCCGCCGGCCCGCCAGAAAATCCGCCGGGAAAAAGGCCCGATAGCGCGCCATATAAGCCGCCATTACCTCGGCGTACAGCGGCAGATCGGCCAGCGGCGGAAATACCTCACCCGGCACCGGCACCGCCATTATCGCCGCCTCGTCGGCCTTCGAAATCTCGCCATCGGCACGATAAAACTTGATGCCATTGCGGTCGAACGGAATATGACTGCCCGTCACCATCACCGCCGGCAGCCCGTTTTGTAGCGCATAAAACGCCAAAGCCGGCGTTGGAAGTGCGCCTGCAAACACCACCTGACGCCCGGTTGCCACCATCGCCGCCGCACAAGCCCGCGCAATCGCCGGGCTACTCGGCCGCAAATCGCAGCCCAACACCATCCGCGACGACTGCGGCACCACCGCATGAAGAAAAGCCGAGACATACGCCTGACACACCGCATCTGTCATCGCCGACACCAAACCGCGCGCGCCGGAAGTGCCGAAAAGCACACCGGATGACATCATGAATTCATCCATAGTAGTCACTGGCTAGCCTCACTGTGGCGCGAAAGGAAATCAGCATAAGCGGCTATCAGCCCTTGGCGAAACTCAAACTTGCGCCGCCAACCCAAAGCGTTAATGCGTGAGACATCAAGTAACTTTTGCGGTGTCCCATCCGGCTTCGACGCGTCAAATACAATATCACCACGAAACCCGACCACGTCGCGCACCGTTTCAGCGAGTTCCGTAATCGACATATCGGCACCCACGCCAATATTCACTGCAGGGGGCATGAATACCCCAGTGGCCGCTTCGTCGCTACCCAATAGGGTGGAAAACAGAGGATCCGGTAGATTCATGATGTGGATACAGGCATCCGCCATGTCTTCGCTAAACATGAATTCACGCCGTGGCGTTCCCGTACCCCAGACGGTAACAACCGGCGAGTTGTGCAATTTTGCTTCATGGAAGCGCCGAATCATCGCCGGGATCACATGCGAATGCTCCGGGTGGTAGTTGTCGCCTGGGCCATAGAGATTGGTCGGCATAACCGCAACGAACTGCGTACTGAACTCGCGGTTGTAAGCCCAGCACATCTCAATTCCGGCAATCTTGGCAATCGCGTAGGCACGGTTGGTAGCCTCAAGTGGACCGGTCAAAAGAAATTCTTCCCGAAGCGGTTGCGGGGCAAGGCGTGGATAAATACAACTCGAACCTAGGAACAGAAGTCGCTTAACCCGATTAAGGTAGGACGCATTGATGATATTGGTCTGGATTGCCAGATTGGACAGGATGAATTCGGCAGGAAAGGTATTGTTGGCCACAATTCCCCCCACCTTCGCTGCCGCGATAAACACGTAGTCGGGCTTTTCCTGGGCAATGAACGCTTCTGTCGCCTCTTTGTTTTGTAGATCCAATTCTTGATGGGTACGCAAAACCAGATTGTGGTAGCCCCGGCCCATCAAGTTAGCAACCAAAGCCGACCCCACCAGGCCACGGTGCCCTGCGACAAATACCTTCTCCCGCCTATCCATGGGACACTCCAATCACTTGATATTTAACCCACTGCCTGTAACCAACACGGACGACAAACGACATCGCTTATTTCGTGCGCGCTTCATCAAGCATCCAACGCAAGGTAGCCTCTAATGGAATCCAGTCAAGCTTGCCCACGAATGACTCAAGGCGCTCACGACTTCCATAGAGAGTGTCTACTTCACCGGCCCGGACAAACGCTGGATTTACTGTCACCGTGATGTCATGATGGGCAATATCCTTCAACATCCTGACAATATCCTGAACCGAATAGGGCACCCCGGAACAGACATTCACTGCTCCTTTCGATTCTGGCGACTCCACCAATAGACGATAGGCGACAGCGACGTTGCGCACGTCGGAATAATCGCGCCGCGGATGCAGGTTACCTAACTCAATGCATGACGCCTTGTCACGAAAATGGCGAATAATCTTCGGGATGAGAAAGTGCGGTGCTTGACCATTCCCCGTATGGTTGAAAGGCCGTGCAATCACAATCGGTAGTTTCTCCCGCCATAACCACGCCATGTACTCCATCGCCAGTTTACTGACACCATAGTCATTAAATGGCTTAAGCGCCGCATTTTCTGAAAACATACCGGCCGTCACATTGCCGTAGACATTCGACGAACTGGCGAGCAATACCTTGTTGATTCCCGCCCCATGAGAATCCAAAGCAGACAAAAGATTGAGTGTCCCTAGCACATGAGTGTTATAGAAATCAATCGCACTGTTATGTGCAGCGAAGGCGATTCCGGCCAAATGAACCACAGCCGTTGGCTGAACCTTGGCAATTAGACCCCTGAGTGCTTCGAGGTCCATTAAGCTTATCGAGTGGTAATTGGGTAATTCCAGTGCGGACTGCCCAAACCCACTAACCTGCCAACCATTCCGCGCAAACTCCTCAGAGACATAACGACCTGTAAAGCCATTTATGCCAGAGATTAATACCCGCTTAGCGTTGATATCCATGTTCAAACCTTCGTTGTCATGTGTAGTGAAGGGCGTGATCAAAACGAGATTCCTCTTTCCACCCGACGCAGGTCGGCCTCCACCATCATCTGGCAGAGCTGCTCCAAATTCGTTTTGGGTTCCCAGCCCAGTTCCCGCTTCGCCTTTTCCGGGCTGCCGATCAACAACTCCACCTCGGCCGGGCGATAAAACTTCGGGTTCACCTTTACAACCGTCTTGCCAGAGCCGACATCCACGCCAATCTCGTTTTCGCCCTGCCCCCGGAAGGCCAGCTCCATTCCCGCCTCCTTGAAGGCAATCCGTACGAAGTCGCGTACGGTTTCGGTGCGCCCGGTGGCCAGCACATAGGCATCAGGCGTTTCCGCCTGCAACATGCGCCACATACCCTCAACGTAATCCTTGGCAAAACCCCAGTCGCGCTTGGCATCAAGATTGCCCAGCTCCACCCAATCCTGCTTGCTCAGCTTGATGCGCGCAGCCGCATCGGTAATCTTGCGCGTAACAAACTCCAGCCCGCGCAAGGGCGATTCATGGTTGAAGAGAATGCCGCTGGCGCCGAAGATGCCGTAGCTCTCGCGATAGTTGATCGTCATCCAGTGGGCATATAGCTTGGCCACGCCATAAGGGCTGCGCGGATAGAACGGCGTTGCCTCGGTCTGAGGGATCTGCTGTACCTTGCCAAACATCTCGGAAGTGCTGGCCTGATAAAATCGAATCTTCGGATTGACGATACGAACCGCCTCCAGCAGGTTCAACACCCCCAACCCGGTGATCTGCCCTGTCGTCATTGGCTGATCAAACGAGACCGCCACAAAGCTCTGCGCTGCCAAGTTATAAATCTCGGTGGCTTGTGTGCTTTGCAGTAGCCTAATGGTTGCCCCGAGATCGGTCAGGTCATATTCAACGAGGTGGAAATTCGGATGCGCCTTGATGCCCAACTCCTCGATCCGCCAGAAATTCGATGAGGCGGTGCGACGGAAGGTGCCGAAGACTTTGTAATTTTTTTCGAGAAGTAGTTGGGCTAGATACGCACCGTCTTGCCCAGTAATTCCTGTGATCACTGCATGCTTCATTTGATTTTCCCTTTTCAAGTTTGGTAATCAAGCGTTTCTTCAATTAACGTGAAATAACTATGTCCCAAGGCAACAAAAAAAACTCGCAACCATAGCCGCGATTGTTGGATTATTTCATCATCAGGGGTGCAGCGCCACTGATGCATGAAAGTTAGAGCTCCTCCTCTGCATACCATTCCACACAACGGGGCTATCGCATACGCAGATGTCGTACAGGGCAATCGCATTTACCCGCGAGGGACGAGGCCGAGCAATGAGGCGCGGTAGTTGGGAAGGCGGTCGGCGGTTTTGCGGCGACCGCGCAGGCTGCGCTTGGGATACTGAACATCCTGGCGAAGCAGGGACAGCGCGAACTTGCGCAAGGCCGACAGATTCTGCGGCGCATGGCCTTTGCGCACGCGACATTCATCCTCGCGGAACGTGACATCGAGCACCCAATGCAAACGGTGACAAGTAGGCCGGAGGAATTGCACCCCCGGCCTCTCACAGAACGGAGCATGAACCTCTCGACTCACTCCGCTCCCATCAAGCAAACGCACCGGTCACCCCTTTCTGCCAGTGCACGAAGAGATGCGGCTGCTTCTCGGACAACTGTTCCAGAAACCTGCTTGCCCGTATCTTGTGGCCCTTCAGCCGCTTGTACTTCCGCATCGCCCAAGCCACCAGCGTCTTGTTGAAATGCCGGAAGACCGGATACAGCGCCGACCGACAAAACTGCCCGTAATACGCCAACCAACCCCTGAGAACGGGATTGTGTAGGCGAGCAATATCAGCCAGACTTAGATCCGTGCGATTCCTGAAGTTCAGCTTGCGTGTCGTTTCTCGCATCGCCTTGACCGCTTTGTTGCTGACCGCCGGTGTGAAACTCACAAACATGCTGTTACGTCTGCGGTTCTTCACCTTCCGCGGCCGGAACGTGTACCCAAGGAAATCAAACTGCGTTGTCGGGTACTTTCCTTTGCGGCTTCCATCTTTGCAATAGACGATCTTGGTCTTTTCCGGATGCATCTGTAGGGCTCATTGCGCAAACCTCGCATCGAGCGCCGCCCTGATAGCATGCGCTTCCTGCTCGGTTCGGCAATGAACCAGCCCATCATCCGCGTACCGGCACCAAGGGTTATCTGGGTGGTGCTTCGTCATCCAGACATCGAACGTGTAATGCAGAAACAGGTTTGCCAGCACCGGACTGACCACACCACCTTGAGGTGTTCCTTGATGACGTTCCACCAAGGTGCCGTCATCCCGTTGCAGCGGCGCTGTCAGCCAGCGTTTGATGTACAGCATTGCCCATTTGCATTTCACGTGCTTTTCAAGCGCCTTGAGTAACAGCGTGTGGTCGATATTGTCGAACAAGCCTTTGATGTCGAATTCCAGAACCCAGTCGTAATGCCAACATCGCTCCCGCGTCACCCCGACAGCATCCAGTGCCGATCTTCCGGGCCGGTAGCCGTAGGAGTCCGGCAAAAACTTGGCTTCGAGTTCAGGTTCGATTAACTGCTTGACGACCGTCTGCGCCACACGATCCGCTACCGTCGGAACGCCCAAAATGCGTTCCCCTCCCGTCTTCTTGGGTGAGGTGTTTGTACATTCCAGGCAACTTTGACTTGGCGGTCTAGGGGGCTCGGATGTTATGACATCTCGCCCACCTGACCTGTTACTCAAAATTGCACTTCGAAGTTGAACTCGCGACCCCGCATTGGCTTTGACCGCTTGATACGCTTCGTACACTTGCCATTTATCGATGGCAAATGGTTTTGCTGCACTCATCCGCCTCCTCCTGTCGCCAGTTGAGCGCCAAATGCTGCCGCTTGAACCTAAAAACCGTAGTTAGCTGATGATGCATGGTATTTGATCAGGTGAGGAGGCGAAGGCGGGCCGATACTGGCGAGGATGAGTTTGAGATGATTGCAAACGCACTGCCAGACCGATTGG